CCATCAAAAAGGGTCTTCCGGACAGTTGTCCGTGCATGACCCGCCCTTTGATGGAGAAGCTTGTCGAGGGTTTCCGTCGTCCGAGACGGGATCTCCCTGCTGGCTACTTGCAATTCGTACAACGTCAAGTACGAGGTCTTTTCCCCAAGGGGTGGGACCTCGGTTACGAAGAGCAAGTTCTCCTTACCTCTCCTCCTCTTTCCTCGACCATCGAGAATAGCCGGGGTCAGGGCGGTTGTTTAGGTTCCGAGATTGACCATGATAACTTCATCACTGAAGCTCTCACTGGTCCTTCCCGACCCGACCGTCCTTTACCCGAGGCTCAGATCATAGTCGTCCAATCGTCTGGCAAGCCTCGTCCGTTGACGAAGTTCTCTGCCGACGAGCTCTTATTGCGGCCATTGCATAAGACGGTTTACAACCATCTGAGCAAGACGCGATGGATTGCTCGCGGTGACGTGACGGATGATATGCTCGCTCGGGCCGGGTTCAACGACTGTGGCATCTTGACCTCAGGAGACTACGCCTCTGCGACTGACAACTTGTCAATCGAAGTGGCTGAAGTCGCCGTGGAGGCCATGTTGTCGACGTCGTCCATCATCCCACCGTCCGTTCGTGAACGCGCTAAGCAGATTCTCCGACCCTTTTTGTATTGGCTCGAAGATGACGGCTCTGGCGGAAAAGAACGTTTTGACGTGGGTGTGCCGCGCATTGGACAGATGATGGGTTCTTATTTGTCTTTCCCCCTTCTTTGCTTGCAGAATCGTCTGGCCTTTTTGTGGTCCTTACGATCGAGCGGGCTCAGTTGGAGGGAGATAATTCGGACCCCTTGTCTGATCAACGGCGACGACATATTGTTCCAATCCTCCCACGAGGTCTCGGAGCGATGGATGTCGACAGTTGGCGGGCTCGGTTTGGAAGTCGAGCGTACAAAGACGAGTGTGGACGGTGAGTATGGTTCTTTGAACAGTACTCTGTTACGTCGAGTTGGTGGCTACCTTCGGGTCGTGCCAACTCTTCGTTTCGGCCGTCTACGCCAGTCCGAGTTCGTGACTTCTCTCGGTCGTGAGTTCTCCCTGTTTCTTGCAGGCGTTTCCAGTAATATCCGTTTTCGGGCGGGTATGGTCTGGTTCCGTAAGAAGATAGGCTCTTTGAGGTCAACTAGATTGACTCTTCATGAGCTTGGCTTCCGTGGATCGCTGAGCTTGAGACTTGGGCGACTCTTTGGTCTCGCTTGTTGGTCGAGCGAGGAGGTGAAACCTCCGCAGGCCCCTATAGGACACAA